GTCAGGAGTCGCCCTACGAACGGCGACGTGTAGAGTTGGTGGACGTTGTCGCCGCTCTTGATGGCGGCTGCGAGCTCCATGGCGAGGGTCCATGAGTCGCCGCCTGTGGAGTCAAAGGCGGAAGGGTACAGCCCGTTGTAAATGGTGGGGGCGTCGCGAAGGTGTTCGCCGCATTCAGTGTGAGTGGCGAATACCAGTTCTTCCGGGTCACAGGCGAGTGGCACGTAATCCAGGTCGCAGACGACCTCATCGAATTGCACGCGCCAGGATTGCTTGGGGTCCTCTTCCTCGAGAACGTCGCGCCGGCGGTGTAGGACCGGAAGATCCAACCACCGGACGCACAAGGCGTCAGACACCGGGAAGAGCGGACAATTCGCGTAGGACGACGCGTTGTCGGCGAGGAACGCAGCAGCGGCCTGCTCATAAGAGGGAGCGCCTTTATAGATGCTCACGGGATCGCGGATGCACTTGCCCATCTTCAGAGAACGAGAGTCTAGGGGCACAGCCTGATTGGTGAGGGCGCCGTGTTTGTCAAGCATAGGCACCCAAGTCATCTTGAGGAAGGTGGTACCAGCGAAGACGTCGATGATCTGCAAACGCGAGGGGAAAGCGGCAGCGACGCCCGTACGGTTACGACCCTTGGTGACACGGCTCTTGTATTCGAAACCAAGGTTAAGCATGGACGCAATGACGTTGTGTGGTCCTTTCTCGATGGAACTCAGGTGGGCGGCAAGCGTGTCGTCAGAATTGCCGCTCCCGGTGGATGGTTCACCAGTGCGGCGGGTAGGCGGGGTGGCAATCTTAATCGTGCAGCCGTGTCCCTCGAAGACGAGGGGGGCGGCGTGGAGGGCGTCTTCGATCTGCTGACACTCCTGGGGATAGCCGAAGAAGTGCGACACACTGGCGTTGAGAGAGAGAGGGCCTATGCCGACGGTGTTGTCAAAGGCGGAAAAATCTCCGTCGTCGTTGAACAAAGTCTTGTAGTGCAAGTCGGCGGTGAAGTGCTTAGAATCGTCTCCGGCGGCCATGACCACGTGGACGATAGGGGCCATGTCGCCCGGGTACGGACTTTTGGAGCAAGCAAGAAGGAGGTCCGCGACGACCTGGGGAAGAACGCTGAGTTGTGAACGCTTGGCGGCATTTCCATAGATAATATAACACCAGTGCGTGCGGATAGACTGCGCATAGTTGCCATCGTAGTCCAAAGCGTACTCGGTGTTGACCGTCAAGGTGAAATGTGGCGGGGGGCAATTGGTGCCACTTTGGAGGACGTTGGAGATGAAAGGCTCGAGGCCGGCGACAGAGTACTTGCGCTTGGTGGTCTCGTAGTACTCCGCGCCAATGGAAGCGAAAATGCGCTTGTCCACTTCAACAATGGGCCGGCCAGCGCCGTCGGCCTTAAGGATGTCGTCGTTGCTCTTGGTGAACACCTTACTGCAACGCACGGCCTGGGGCTGGATCCGCTCGTGACCGATGACGGCCAGTCCGCTTCGAAAGCGGATGGCGCTGGCCGAGGGCAGGTGGCGGATATACTCGTCCACGAACTGCTGGGTGCGGTCGATGGCGGGCCAATCACGGTAACGCACGGGGTGCTCAGCAGCGGCCAGTTGCCCGGGAGCACCCAGAGGAAGGGGAGCCGCAGGCATGTAGTCAAGATAAGCCGTGGCGTTGACCAAGGCGATGAGCATGCGCGTGTTCGGAGGGATGCCAGCATCCCCAGGGCCGGGCCACAAAGGTCGGCCACCGGTCCAGACCAACGCTTGGTCGGCGAAATCCGTTGGAATAGCGCGACCGAGGCGACGGAACATGAGGCCGAGGCCGTTGCGGTCAGTTTTGCCGAAAACGTTGTGGCAAACTGCAAGCCCACCGAGATAGTGGACCTTTTCGCTGGTTGAACGTTCATCCGGGAACCCGGTGATGGTCATCCGGACATTGGGGCTGAGCTGATTGGGCATAGTACACGCCGATCGCTTGTACACGGCGTTGTGCACGCCGTCAAGAGTGAGTGGCAGAGCGATGATTGAGTCGTACGCGGGCGTGGCAGCCGGGAGATCGTCGGGAAAAACCTCGAGAAAGGCGCCGGTGATGTCCTGGGTGCGGGCCAAAGCAGGACGGCGCTGTTGAACGCGCGCCTGTGCAGGAGGCACACGGCAGATGAAAAACTCCTGGACCGAATGGTATGCCAGGTGGTACATCACGGTGGAGACGGCGGCTTCGAGTGATGGGCTGGCCGACAATTCCAAGGCACAGAGAGCGACCGAGTAGATGCGGCCGTTGTTGCGACCGGTCCACAACGCGCAGGCGCGAAATATCTCTTCAGCGAAAGCGTAAAGGACATCGACACGCGAGCGGCTGAACGCGGCATTGCCCGCGGCGTGAATGCACGCGGTAGCAGCGGAAACAGCCATGGCGACGCGGGTGAGGGCCGGGCGAACACTATGGACACCGCGTCCGTGACCAACCTGGGAAATCAACCGCACGAGGAAAGGCGGTGCATGGTCGTGCAGCTCAGAGACGCCCGAAATGACAGCCGTGAGGCGCGGGAACAAGAAGCGCATGGAACGACTCGATGCGATCTGGCGCAGCCAGCCCGCGGCTGGATGTTCCACTGGGGGTCGGAGAAAACGGCCGAGGGCAGTGCCTTGAAGAGGTCCAGCGAGGGCGTAGAGCGCCCGCCGAAACAAGACGGCGAACACGCCGCCGAGACGCACCAGGAGGAGACCGATGGCGGCAACGAGGACGGCGTACTTGAGCCAGAACAACGGGGCCGGAGTGTGTGCCTGGCCGTGCTGGCGGAAAGCTTGGTTACGCTCGGCCAGCTCATCACCGTGCCAGCGGTTGACATCGGCAAGCATGAAATCGGGGCCGGCGAGGTAACACTGATGCGCCGTGACGGTGTTGGCAACGACGTTGGCCGTCTCAGCTGGGAAAAGAGCTGCAAGAACTCGGAGCTTTGGATCGTCTTTCGCGAACTGATTCGCGGAGCTGGTAACAGCGGCCGACGAAAAGGCACTGGATTGCCGCGCCTGCGCCTCCCTGTTGAGGCTCATGAGGAGCACGTTATCCACAAGACCGCGCCGGCGAGTGACGTCGCGGCGCAGCCAGCCAAGGACAGTGCGTCCGCCAGGGATGGCATTGAGCAGGGGCTTGGCGCGGGTCGCGAGGAAGTCAGCGACGACGTCGGCAGCGCCGGCGTTCGGGTCGGGAATGTCCAACTCTTGGACGACGAAACGGGGAAGAGGACGTGGACCGGGAACGAGTTTGGAAGCGAGGTCTCCCATCGTAACCTTCACGAGGACGGAATCCGCCTTGGACTCAGACGTCCAATACATGCCAGCGATGGCGCCGCCCTGGTCGAAGTCATCGCAGGTGGGGTGCTCATAAGGCTGAGAGCCGCAGTCGGGGCGAAAAGTGATCAAATCGTCCGTCCGGATCCACGCACTCTGGTCACAGACGACGTCGGCTTGCCCGTTGAAACTGTGCCGGACAAGGTAGGCCGAAGCGATCTTGCGGGAGGCCAAAAACGCACGGAGCGTGTCAGGGTTAAGCACGCATTTGTCGCCGTTCTCAAGGGTGAGGCTGTAGACGTGCACGAACAGTGCACAGTCAGGATCGGGTCGGGGTTCGTCGCCGCCAGGGTGTCGACGGTCGAAATCCGCAGGATCGTGCAAATCGCCCTCAACGGAGACGCGCGCATAGTCAGGGGCGTCGGGAGTGAGAAACTTCAACAACCTTTGGGTACGGTCGGATCCTGCGTAGTCGAGTATGTGGCGGTGGCCACGGCCGAGGGCGCACGCAATAGCGCGGCGGGTGGTGTACTCGCGGGAGGCGGCGGCGCGAGCGTGGAGGTTGACGTCAGGAGACTGGTCCTCAAACTGGGGAGCGAGGACGGCTGGCAAACCCACGCTGGGCGAGCGCGCCCACTGGAAGTCGGACTTGAGGGAAAAACTCAGGGGCGACAGCGATAGCGCCTGTGCCTTAGCTTGAATAGCGCTGTACGTAGTGCGCTGCTTGCCGGGGGCGAACGTGTCGTCGTCCACGGTGGGGGGGCGGGTGGCGCCGGCGGGTTTGGGTGCGGCCGGTTCCGGGCCATCATTGCCGAAAAAGTAATCGGGATCAGGGGCTGACTGGGGCGGGGGCGGGGGGGAAGATGAGTCCTTGGTCTTACCTTTGGCGTCAGGGCGGTCGTAGCAATGGTCGTCGTCATGAGAGGCAACGACTTCGGGTTTTTTGCCGGCCGCGGCACAGCGCGAGCACTTGAAAGTGCGCTTGGAGGGCTTGGAGGACATGTGACTGAAA